TTCGCTGTATGTCCGTGACATTCCTATTCCTTATTTCTTAGACCACTTTTTTACCACGTCTGAGATGTCTTTCTCTTCAGATGCGGCGGCTTTTTTAGACTCGACCTTGACGGGCGGTGCTTCGTCTTCTACGACTTCGTTGCGGTGGCTAGGCACTTCAACTTCACCTGCGGTATCGCCTTGATACACGTTCATCTTGATGGCGGCTTCAGCGGCGGGACTCTTGGCTTGGTTTGCAATGATCTGCAAATCCTCATCAGGAACCTTGCCGGCTGGAGAGAATACAACCTTTGGCGTAGGAGATTTTGTGTCGAAGGCCATGCGTGTGATGACGCGGCCAGCGCTCACGTTGTGCGACGCCAAGTGCTGGATGTACGGGCGGAACGGATACCGACCATTGTCTTCCTTGCCAAACGCAGAGGTTGCAGGGAGCACCAACTGCATCACATCGCCCGATGGATCGTTAGGCAACACCACGGCTGTGCGCCACGACAAGCGGCAAGCTGTACCTGTACCGCCTTGACCCGAACCCTTGACGGACTTGGGGCAGTCGAGGCAGGTGGAAGCGCAGGGAGTCTTGACATCTGCGTCAGGCTTCTCAGAGTCAGTAGACCAGCACACTGGGCTGACCTTCTGGCCTTCTTGGTACGTTGCGTCGTAGAACATACGCGAGGCTTTGTGGGCCATCTTGACGAAGATCACGTTCATGTGACGGTCTTCGATTGCGCCGATTTCTTTGCCGCCAGAATACTTGCGGAACACGCCGCCTTTGATAGAGATGCGTTTGTTGGAACGCGCACCGCCTGCTACGGCAAGGGTGTCGTCATCCAAGCCCTCGATAGGGGTTACTGCGCCGCTGAACATTGTTGCGAGATCGTTACTCATGATATTTTCCTGTTACTAGATTGAACTTAATTGGAGGGTTTGCGCACGACAATCGTGAACTCCCTCATCACATTCACGCCGGGCGGCAGACCTTCGTCTTTGTGCTCAGCCATGAACTCCTTGAAATTGCCCTGATGGATACGACGCTCCAGCAAGTCAATCGCCTCGTGGTCCAGAACAAACTTCTTGAAGTTGTCCCAGTCATTCGTAGTGAATCGCTCCTTGAGAGACCGAATCACCGTACCGCTCTCGGTACGAATACTGCTTGCGTTGGTATCGTTGCAGACTGTCAGCATGGATTGCTCAAGCAGTCTCATCTCCTGCTCTAGCTCACCGTCTTTCACTTCCCAACTAGCCTTGAGTTTCTCACGCTCAGTTCGTATTGTCAAGTAAATCTTGACCAATTCTTCGAGATTCAACTCAGTAGTTTCACTCATATCCCTAACTCCTCTTTGTACAGATCGACCAGTCTTTCGTGGGTATCAACCTTGCCTTGCAACATCTGATAGACCTTGCGCTCAACCTCTGAGCCTTGCAGGTGAACAACTGTCATGCTGTTCTTCTGCCCGACTCGGTCAATACGCGCCACGCATTGCAGGTATGTCTCGACGCTCATAACGGGAGACCAGAACACAACCGTGTCTGCGGCGGTCAGCGTAACGCCATGCGATGCGGCTTGCGGTTGAATGACTAGAACTCGTGGATCGGTTTGTGTTTGAAAACGATTGATGATTTCAGACCGCTCCCTAGCGGGTACGTCTCCATTAATTATTTCATTGGCTACTCCTTGTGCATTTAAGTGACGTGCTACCAGCTCGATGGTGTGCCTGAACGGAACAAACACGACTACCTTGTGCTGTGTCTCGTCCAGTACCTCCATCAGCGCATTCAGGCGTGGTGACACGTCAAACTCCACCACCTCCTTGTCATCGGTGTAGACTGCTCCACCCGACAACTGCAACAACTTGCTCAGCTTTGCCGCCGCATTGACAGCGCTGATCTGTTCGCCAGCTGCCTCTATCAGCAGTTGGCTTTTTAATTCACGGTAGTACCTATTTACCTGGGGAGTCAGTGGCACCTCGCGGGTCTGGTACATCAACTCAGGCAGGTCAAGGCAGTCGGCCTTCTCAAAACGAATCGCTGGCTGCAAAGCGTTAAACACTTCTTGCTGCGCAATAGCGCGGGGGACCCACTTGAATTGGGTAATAGGCTGCATCACGCGATCACGCCAAGCCGTGAAGTACTTGGGCACACCAGCGGGGTTGACCAGCTTTGCGAGGCCGAACGCATCGAGTGGGGACTGTGAGGCGGGAGTGCCTGTCATCATCCAGAGACGGGTCGAGGGGGTGATCAGTTTAGCCAAGGTCTTCCAGCGCTTCGTCGACACTGTCTTGTATGCGTTGGCCTCGTCGACCACGATCAAATCAAATCCTGCTTTGCTGATCTCGTCTTGGATAATACCCACGCCATCAAAGTTAACGATGACGAACTCGTACTCTGCGTTGATGATCTTCTTGCGCTTGGATGCGTCCCCGTAGGCCACGCCAACCGTCCTGTGCATGGCGGTTTTGAAGATGTCCGCTTGCCATGCTGAGTACATAATGGACAAGGGGCAGATGACCAGCACCCGTTTGACCATCTTCAGCCGCATAAGGTAGTCTGCCGCCCAGATGACCGAGGAGGTTTTGCCTGTGCCAGCTTCGTTGAAACAGAAACAGCGGTCTCGCAGGGCGAGGAACGATGCTGTAACTTTTTGGTGAGCGAACGGATCGTACATGCCGGGCCAGTCGTACTCTTTGAGCATTGGGCTAGGAGCATCTCCATAGATGCGTACAAGGCGTTGCATCTCGGGCACGCCCCAGTACACCGCTACCTCTGCGTTTGTGCCATCGTCCTTGAGCACCTCGCATCGGTCTATGTGCCCAACGAGAAATTGCAAATCGCTGGACGGAATCGTCATGTGGACAACTGTGTCCTGTACTACATTCATACTGTTCCTTACTATGTTAAAACATGGCCCCTTACGGGGGCCAGTCGGCTCAGCCTGTCGCGTTGAAAGGGAGAGGAAACGCCGCTAAGCTGACACGGTTAAAAAGGGGCAGGCAACTGCAAGAAAAACCACCCCCCGACCTACTCACTCATGCCTAACAGTAGAGATTACTTCTTGCGTTCTTTCTTGCTAGTCTCTGACACCAAGTTTCCTTTGGAGTCACGCTTGAACGAACGATTCTTTGCCGCGCTTTGAATGCGCAGGCCGTCTTTGTTTAGGCCACCCTTGTCTAGGGCTTTAACGTGCGACACGTCTTTGCCTTCACGCTTGTCAGCTTTGCCGTTACCGTTGGTATCAGTGCCTGTCTTGTCGATGGCGCGGCGTCCACGCTGGCGCTCCATGCGGCGCTCATGTTCACCACGAGCTTTCTGCTGCTCATACTCTTTATCGTATGGGCGGGGTTTGTTGACATAGGCCATTATCTTTCCTTGTGATGTGGGCAGGTGGTCACAGGACACCAGCCGCAAAGGGGGGTTGGATTGGGGTTCCAAACATCGTTTATATACGATGCGTCAAGGCGGTTCAAGTCAGGGCAGAATGCATCCCAAAGTTTTGGCACGTCTTCCCTAGAATACTCTTCGTCCATGAAACTGTTGTGTACCACGAAGAGCAGCCCCGCTTTGATTCGGTTGATCTGCGGGTAGTGGGCAAACGCCATGAGCGCCATCAGCTTTAACTGTTTTGGCTCAGGGTACTTGTTGCTCCCAGTTTTGTAGTCAACGATATACGCTGTGTCTCCGTCAATGATCATCAAGTCTACGATGCCCCGCACCCAGTAGCCTTTGCCGTACTCACATGCGTTACCGTCAGCATCAAGCGCCATCTTCTGCTCGGGGTGTCGAGTTCCCTCAATCTCCATGAGCGTATCAAGCACAGGCTTGAACTGTTGATAGTTCTTAGCGAGAGGCTTGCCTTCCCCGACGTAATCCTCGCAGGCTTTGTGTACCTCATTGCCGTATGTCATCTGCGGCGTTGGCTTCTTGTGGAAGCGCTTCAACACCTTGATTTCTTGATACTGCTTTGGGCAATTAATGTAGTCCTTGAGGGACGAGAAAGACCAAGTGAAGTTCATTTTTTCATATTCCTAACGTATACCGCAAAGGATGCGGCGGTGTCGCCAAGCGACTTCATCTTATCGAACTCTCGGGCAACTTCCTCTAGCGTATTGTTGCGAACAACCTGCTGGAACGTAGCGGCGAACATCCGTTCCTTCGCGGTATCAACGTAGTCCTGAATGTCGTCGTCGGCTTCTCTCATAGTGATCTCCTTATTTCTCTAATCTTATCGCGTGGCATCGCCATGTTGAACACACTGTTCATCCTAAATTGGGTGTTGCGGTTAGTCTCACTGCGCCTTCGGTTCTCGCGCAGATTGGGCTTAGGCTTTGGTTTATCGGGGGAGTCACCAAGCATGAACACTGGTCTTGGGTAGCGCCTTGCATCGTCGTGTGAGTACACCCAGTCAGCAATATGGATGCGCTTGTCTCCGGCCACCGTGCGCCTGTTCATTCGGTTCAAAACCGCATGGGCGTTATACCGCTGAATGTCTGCGTAGTCGGCAAACTCTTGTGCAGTTAGGCGTTTAAACTCATTGAGCGCCTCCAGCGCCTTGATGACATGCGGCCCTGTGTTGGTGGTGGTCACTGCTTCTCCAAAATGATGCGCTCCAGCACTTCCATTGACCTTTGCAGGTCTTCGTGCAGGTAGTCGGGTATGGTTTGTTTTAGGCTGAAGCTCCACGACTCCATTGCGGACAGCAGCTTGATGGCTGCAATGGCTTCTTCTTTTGTCATGTGTTTTTCTCTTTCAGTTTGGCTTCAAGGTTGCGGGTAAGGTTGCGTAACCATGATTCGTCTTTTAGACATGTGGTTGTTTCCTCAATGTGTTTAACCTCCTCATCCGTAAGCCCAACCCACTCACGTTTAGGCCACCCGGCCACCACATCCTGCCGTACAAGCAAAGCAAAGCGCCGTATCTCAGGCGTCATTTCTTTGATCCCAGCCTCGACACCAAGTCGGTCAAGTTTTTCAATCAGTCGTTCGGTCATGGCTTCCTCATCTTTAAAGTTTCTGCGCGGCAGTCGTTCCAGCCTTGGATGTATTGGGGATGCTCACCCTCTCGCGTTCCAAACGCATCAGGGACTGCTGCGGGTGTCCACACTTTGCCATTGTGGTCAATCTCACCCACGATGTGCGCCATTGGCGCAGGTGCTGGTTGTGCTGCGGGTGGGGTGGTGCTTGGGTGCGCGGGTGCTTGCAGCGGCATGACATGAGATGCGGCATAAGCCCATTCATCGCCAGCACCATCGGAATAAAAACGATCAGGTTTGCGGCCCTGCCTCCACTCATAGCGGCCCTTCAACACTCGGCCATCTTTCATGGCAATCCACATTGTCTCGTAAAGCCAAGCGTGCTGTTCGTGCAGCAATGTCTCAGTTACGGGGACCCACGCCACAGGCTGCACAGGCGCTGGCTGTGCTTCGGCTCGGTCAAACAATTCAGGCAATCGCTCGTACAGCATTGCGATCAGTTCTTTGGTTGTTGGCTGTGCTTTCATGTGTTCCCCATCAAATAAAAGATACCCGTCCACACACCCCACAGGATGGCGATGGACACCATAGCGGAGGCCACAACCCCGCCGATCAGGATTGTTTTTAGTTTCATTTGATCCTCACAAAGTTAAGTATTTTTTAATTTGACTTATTCTAGCATTCGCCGTAGGTCTGTGCGTACTTGGCTTCGCAAGTCACGGGTAAACCCCTAGCCCATTCGGGTGGCGTAGACATGCACTCAATGATGTACGCCATAGCCGCATCCTTCTCCGCCTCAGGAACCACGATCACTGCGGCGTCATGCACCGTCAGCGCAACGCGATACCGCTTGTTGATCTCGATCATCTGCTCCCCCACGATGATTCGCGCCAAGGCCTGAACCACGTTCTCAACTAGCGACCCACCCCACAGTGACACTGGGCCTTTGCGAGACTTGTAGACGTACTGGCTCTTAGACTCAGACGTGTCTAACTTTAGGTCTGGGTATCGGATAGAAAGACCATTAGGCAGGCCAACCCCGTCCTTAGTGATCTTCAAGCACTTGTGTTTGCCGTAGTAATAAGGCTTGCCCTCCCAGTTGGCTAAGTCCTTGATCACCTTGTCACCGTCACGCCAAAGCTGAATCACCTTGTCGTTGGCGGTGCGGTATGTGTCAACATAACTCTTGGCCTCCTCCTCAGTGACGACTGCGCCCGGAGGTTGAGTCTTGAGCGTGTGCTGGAGCTTTAACGCCCCAGTCCCGTAGCCCAGACCCAAGATGCAGGTCTTGCCCACGAAGCGTTCAACGGGGTTGGCCTTGCTGATGGGGCGGTCGTATATCTTGGATGCGAACAGCGAGTAGACATCCTCTCCGTTGCGAAACTGCTCAACCACGTCATCCTGTCCAGCGAGCCAGACGAGCACACGAGCCTCGATCTGAGATGAGTCACAGTTGATGACGATGTGGTCGTCGGGCGCTACGACTGCGTTCTTGAGGGCTTTCTTTTTCTTGTCTCTACTTGGTAGATTCTGGAAGTTAACCTTATCACTTCCCGCCCAACGCCCCGTATGCGCTCCGTAGTATTTGAGTGGGATAGGTAGGCGGCCTTTGTTGCGCTTACCAACGTCAATGAATCTCTCAATTCGTGATTCTTCGATGGTGGACTTTGTGCCGAGTCGCACAGCGCATAGTTGCTGGATGGTTGGGTCATCATGTTCAAGTAGTTTCAAAAAGCCTTCGTCGTTCTTCGCCAAGGCATAGGTCTGCTTGCCTGTTGTCTTGCTCTTTTTCATCGGGGCCTCAACCCCGCGCTCGACTAAAACTTCAGCAAACTGTTTATTACTGGCTAGGCGTTTACGCACAGCCTCAGTGGTCTCGCATTTTAGTTTCTCCATCAAGCCCTCAAGAAGTTGCTCCTTTTCCTCCTTGAGTTCGTCGTAGCGCTCTTGCAGTAGCGCATCGTCCACAAGGAACACGGGGTGCGTGAACATCCGCAGGGTCATGTCGATCAGCTTCATCTCGTTCTCAGGGAACGCGCTCGACAATATCTTGAAGAGCCTGAGGGTGAGGTCTACATCGTTCTTGCAGTACTCGCCGTATCGTGCCAACTCTTCTTTGGTGAAGTCGAGCCGGGCCTTGCCTTCAGCGGCGATCACTTCCTCGCCCTTGACGCCGATCTCGTACCGTTCAGCCAGCGCCTTGAGTGAGCCACCTGCCTCAACGCCATGAATAGCTCTCGCCATGCACAGAGTGTCGAACATGAACGCGGGCGTGACGCCGTAGAGCCAGCTAAGAATTGCTCCATCGAAGAGCGTGTTGTGGCACAGAAGCGCGCTAGTGTCCCAGTCGAATGACGTTAGGAACTCTTTGATCTTGTCCTTGCCACCCGACACCCAGACAGTCTCACCATCGTCAACCTTCACGCCCACACCGACAACTTCAAAGCGCTTGTCACGTATGTATTCCTCAGTGGTCTGATGCTTGAAGCCGAGTTTGAGCTTGCTGTCGTAGTAGGTCTCAAAGTCAATCGTTATCAGCGACATTTTTATTCTCTGAAAGTTTTTCGTAGTACTGCTTGGGCATGGGCGCTTTCTTTTCTAAGAGAGCGCGTAGCCACTCCGCACCGCCAAGCTGGTTGAGTATCAGCCACTGCTTGTCGGATAGCCTTATGTACCTAGCCGTAAGAGGCGCAGGGGGTTTCGGTCTTGGCATCAAGTACCCCCGCTAAAGAAATTTTTAAACGACGATATACCCATCCCTGCCGTGTTTTGGGCACTGTTCATCATTCGGCGCTGTTGCTCCATCTCATACTGCTTCTGTTTTATGTATTCTTCGTGGGCATCGCCGCCCGGATTGCCATACAAAGCGCGCGGGTCAGGTATGGCCGTGACCTGACCGTATCTACCTTGCGCCTTGTATATCAGAGGCTCTTCCGTATGTTCTGGTTCGCTCTCTCCCGCCAGCGTCTTCAACACGCGCTCGTTGAATCTGTCGATGTAGAGTTGCTTCATTCCAGCATCAAGCGCATCGATATCTTCCTTGGGCAGATGATCTCTCGCGTCACGCAGAACTCTGTCCCAACGTAGTCCATCGTACCCAAGCGCCTTATTTTCTTGATTGATGAACTCCTCTGGATATTCTTTCATCCGAGCCAATAGAATTTCTGTTCCCATTTCCACGACTTAATCTCCTTAATAACTGGTTTCAAAATAGCATCCCACTGAGGCATGGGAGGCTATCTAAGAAAAGGTACGATTACAAAAAAGGGCATGGCGAACCATGCCCTGAGGGTTTACTTAGCGGCGAGAATCTCTCGTGAGAGATACCACTGAGCCTTGCGCAAGTCTTCCAGCTTGTTGCCCTTGTGCTCTGCCCTAGTGATGTACTTCACCACGTTGCCCAAGTTGTAGTTCAACTGCTTCGCCTCGATGAAATCAATCGTCTCAATGCCGCCCACCTTGTAATGCGCGGGTTGATTTACAGGGTCAGGTACGGGAACCATTGCTGGTGGTTGCCATGCGCGTTCCGCAATTTGTTTCTTGAGTTCATCGACTGACGGGAGAGAAGCCAAGATGTTCTCGGGCTTGTTGTTCATCTTGCGCGCCTTGCTCATCAGCACATAGGTGTATGCCTTGGCTACGCCAATCTTCTTCATCACCTCTTCGGCTTTGGTCTTAGGGTTGTGCTCCAACATCTTGCGAACCAACTCAGTTTTATTAACTCTCATGTGCCTTCTCCTTCTTGGTTTGGCGTTTAATTGACACGATTCCAGCCCCATGCTGGTTTCGTGCTTCCTGCATTTCATCGGCGTACAAGTACGCTTTCATTGGGATGTTGTGCGGCTCTTCGCCTTTCATAATCAACCCAATCATCGCAAAGCCTGCGTGTAGGTCACGCAGATTGCTACGATCTTCATCAGTCATCTAGACTCTCCAATAGCTGTGTCAGGTCACCGATGTTTGTTTCATCAATGACAAGGGTGTACCCACCCTGCCCACGAATGGCTGACATATGTTTCTCTTGTAGGGCAGTTGGCTTGTTGCCGTTCGCTTTCGCTTCCACCCCTATGAACCTCCCCTTGTAACAAATCACAAGGTCAGGGACACCCGCCGCACCGTATCCAGTGCCAATGGGCATGATGTAGTAGGCTCCCTTTGCATAAAGAACATCTTTGATCTTCTTCTTAACTGCACCCTCAGGCGTCATTTTGTTTCCCACCTTTCAGTGACTCTAAAGTTAGTCTGTCCACGACCAAACAAAAGTATGTGTCGCTCGCTCTCCACCCAACCTCATCGAGTTCGGGCGAATCCGTGTTTGTGTAGAGTGTCAATCTAAGTATCTTTGAGTCAGACACAAACGCACTACCTCCATTGGCAAGAATCATTGCAAACTTAGACTTCAACACATCAGGCAAGGTATCGTCCGTGTATATGCGGTGATACCCATCAGCCACATACACAATGTAGTTGTCGTTCACCTTGCGCACAGGCAGCCGAATCAAATCCCACCGCTTGGGATGGACCACAGGACTCAGTTCCCCTATCAGATGGGGCATGGGGTAACCATCCACGCGCAGTCCCATTGCGAGGGTTGGGTGTTATAGAAGAACACTGCGTCAAGCCCCTCGTCATACTTGTCCATAATCGGAAAGTTCATAGGGCCTAGCTTGTTCTCGCTCTTGTTCTCGTATGAGACTTTCATCATCGTCATCAAGGGAACCAACTCAGGGTAATCCTCTACTGTCTTGTATCGCTTGAAGCCTTCGATGGTCTCGATCTCGCACTCGCTTGCACTACTACCAATCTTGGTCATCTTGAATTTGCCTATGAGTAAGTGTTTGTGGGCATCTATGCCGACAAGATAAAAAGGATTCTTGAAGAACCGCGTGGATTCTTCTATCTTCACATCTCTTATCCTATCAGCTTCTTTGTACATGTCAAGTATATTTTTACATTTATTTAGGTCGAGCGCAACAGGAATTCCATCAGTACTTTCCCCTAGTAAGGTGGCTAGAATCACCTGAACCTCAGTTGCTGTAAGAGTGTTTTGTTTGTTGCTCTCGCCCATAGCCGACTGCAAGTAAGTCACGCCAGACCTAGCTTGCCTGACCTTGTTATCTGTAAGTTCTTTCATGTCCTTCACTGCGCCCTGCCGTTTTAGCGTTGCCATGAGTGACGAAAGTTTTATGCTACGGATAGTCTCTTTGTCGTTGCTATCTTGCCCACGGGCCTTCCGGTAGTAAGGTGTGCGGAAACAATACTCTAGCTGATCGTTGTTGTCCCCGCCATCCTTCTTCGTCCACACCTTGCCAACAGCCACGCCGTTGGGGTGGCACATCATGTAACTGTCTTTGTCAGGCTCCCGATAGCTGGTAAGGATCGTCTTCGACAGGACTTTCAGACCAAACTTAAATTGCAACTCACGCACCAGTGGGAGCGTATCTGAGGCAAGCAACTCATTGAGTTCTTCCTCAGAGCCAAACCCGTCTAGAAAATATTTGCTCATCATTTCTCTCTCCTTAAAAAGTTACAGTTCGGGATGCTTTGATCGAGTAGCCCAACGCTTCGATCTTCTTGATTACTTCTACTGTAAGAGTCTTAGTCCCTGCAATGTCAGCAAACAGTTGCGCCTTCTCGCATATGGGGTAGTACTTCACCGCCCCGTATACGTCCTTGACTTCCACTTCAATGATGTTAGTCATACTGCTCTACCTCCACTCCATCAACCATGACTGTGTAGCCCCACTCGCTAGGCGGGAACATCTCGGAGTTGTTGTACTCAACCTTCTTGAACACTTGCTCGTGTGTCTTGTATATCTCCTTGTTCAGCTTGCGCTTGAGATTCAAGAACATCGCATGAGGCGTGTCCTCATGTGCGCTGTACCTCGCCATGTTTGAGTCAAGAAACCTTCTAATGTTCCAACGCATACTGCCAATGTCCCACGCATACATATAGAGCATCGCCGCATCAAGTGGTGCATTGCCAATCAAAGTTTCAGCCTTGCTCTTAAACTCTCTCCAATGAGAATGCGTATCCGCATCAAAGCTGTGTTCTGCCAACACCTCAGCCATTGTCTTCACGAACACCTCGTAGTCCATCGCCTTGGTCATCACCTCAGTCGTGGTGTAGAAGTCTGCGTAGCCAGCAAGCAAAGTCTTACCCACCTTGCGGTCAACCTTCTTGCCGATGACCGTGATCGGTTTGGTTGGTTGCATAGTTTCGCAGTCGATGCGTAAGCCTTTGTATGTCGGGATGACCTTGCGGCTACCATCAGCCACCTTGCGGCCCCACCATATCATCCCACCCCTGCGTGAGTCGGTACAAAAGTACCCGTCAGAATAGTCAGACATGATGCCTCGTTCGCCCTGCCCATACCGCTTGCCGGTGAACTCAAACGTATTGTCAGGTCGCACAACGCCAAGGATGTTGGGCAGTGTTTCGTACCTTCGGTACACATAATCATCATTCAAGTCCTTGTACTTGTTCAGTCGAGGGAAGCCTACCTTCTCAAGCCCTTCATACTCTTCCTTGGATATGTTCTCGCTTGTCCAAGTCTGCCTGTACACGATGTCGAATACGCGCTGTCCGTCCTCCTCTCGCACAAGAAAGTATTTGGTGTTGTGCTTGCGGTTACCGATGGGGAATCTATTTACAGACCCACGGTAGGGTGAGACGCTATTCGTAATGCTGTTGAGTCTCTTGTAATTTAATGCGCGCATTTTTTTCCTCCAGTTTGTCTAATTCAATTAATACACTTCGCCACAGGTCAGGGTTCCGACCGTTGGCGATTTGTTCCAGCGCATACATATGCGCATATTCAGGTTGCTGTCCCATGAGAACATAAGCAATCTCATCAGCCATGCGGTACTTCATGGTCAGTCATCCCCAAACATCACCTTCTTGCCCACAGGCGGTACAAAGTCCTTGCGCTGAGTAACCATCCACAGGGTTGGGCTAGTAATGTTCCACTTGATGTCATGCTCTACATATCCGTCAGTGAACACCAAGACACACTCGGCCTTGACCTTGTTCTTGTTTACGTACTCACTGACACATGA